GGCTGCGATTGCAAAGACAATTGATCAGCCAGTAGTAAAGCAAGATGATGTTGCTCCAGCAGATGATGTTGTTGTGCCTGTAGTTGCTGGTGTTGATACGGACAAAAGTTCCTCCACAGCGGAAGATGCATCGGATGTACAAACAACTGATGTGCCTGCCGACTCAGCTGCGGCTGTTGTCGCTCCAGCAGCTGTGCCTGAGGTGGAGGAACTTGCTTCTCAATTGGGTTGGAATAAAGAGCATAAGGGCGCTGAATCAGTTGATGCGGCGACGTACATACTGCGTTCCAAAGATATTCAGAAGACGATGAAGGATCATAATAAAGATCTGAAGAATCAGCTGACTGGATTGAATGGGTCGATTGAGGCGTTGCAAGAGCATAATACGCGCGTTTATAAAGCTGATGTGAAGAAGCTGCAAGGTGAGCTGACTAAGCTGAAAGTTGAAAAGAAAGCTGCAGTTGAGCTTGCTGATGTTGCAAAGGTTGAAGAGCTTGATCAGCAGATTGATAGTGTACAGAAAGATATTGATGCTCCGGTAAAGCAAGATGTTCAACCGACGAATAATCCTGCGTATGATGACTGGATTGGTGATAATGACTGGTATTTGACTGATGATTCGATGGCCAAGTATGCTGATACAGTTGCTGAGCAATATGCTGGAGCGCCGCTTGATCGTGTTTACGCGATAGTTCGGACGAAGGTTGCGGAAGTTTTTCCTGAGAAGTTTGCAGAGAAAGCAGTAGTAGTAACTGATGCTCCTGCAGTGGTTGTGGATAAACCTGCTAAGGTTGTTGGGCCGACGAGTCCAGTAGAAGGAGCTGTTCGTACTGATACTACGGCAACTTTTACTAAGGCTGATTTGTCTGCTGACCAGCAAACGATTATGAATCAGTTTGTTCGTGGTGGCATTATGACAGAAGATCAGTATGTTGCTGATATTGCAAAATTACAAGGAGCGTAAGAAGATGAATAAGAATAAGATTACTCCAGTTGGTGGAACTGTTGCGGAAGGTGTGGCTAAGTTAAATGCGGAAGCTGAAGAAAAGATTGCTAAGGCAGCTGATGAAGCCAAGACTGAAGTAGCGGTTGTTACTGAGGAAAAGAAAGAAGATCAGGCGGCGGTTGTGAATGCAAAGGCTCCTGTGAAGGTTGCAAAGGCAACTGAGAAGAAGAGACAAACTCGTAAGCGGATTCCGTTAGGTACGAGAAACATTTTAACTGCACCGAAGAAACCTGGATTCGTGCGCCGATTTGTAAATGATAAAGGGGATCGCATTCAAAGCTTTAAAGATGCTGGTTGGGCATCTGCAGAAATGGTTGAGAATGTTGGCGATGATAAAGCTGGGCGAGCGACATCGATGGGTAGCAGTGCTACTCCTGCGGTTGGCGGTGGTCAGAGAGCTGTGCTGATGGAGATTCCTGAAGAGTATTACAACGAAGATCAAAAGGCCAGTCAAGCGGCGATTACTAAGGTTGAGCGAGAGATCGCGAGAAACAAGCCGGGGCAAGATGGTCTGGAAGGGAACGTAAGTATTTCCTAAACTATTAATTTAAATGAAAAATGAGGTAAAGTTATGGCAAATCTTGATACTCCATCTGGATTTAAACCAGTCGGACATTTGTTAGGCGGTTGTTGGAATGGAAAAGCAACTGCATATTATGTGCCTGTTGGTAATGCTGCGGCATTATTTAAAGGCGATGCAGTCAAAAGTGCTGGCTCTGCGGACGCTAGTGGAAAGTATCCTACAGTAGCTCAGGCTGCTGCTGGGGACGTTATTCGAGGAGTCATTATTGGTTTTGGAGATAATCCTTTTACCATGACTCATCCTGAGACTCCGAATCTTGATTATCTTCCCGCAACAACTGAAGGATATGTTTTTGTAGTTGATGATCCTTTTGTTATTTTTGAGATTCAGGAAGACAATGCGTCAAACGATATGGATGCAGATATGGTAGGTTTATCTACTGATATCGCTACGGTCGGATCGGGCAATGTTTCTACTGGAAAGTCTGCAATGGAACTTGATTCAAGTGATACTGCAACTGCTCTTGGTCAGTGTAAGATTTTGCGTGTTACTAATCGTGAAGATAATGCACTTGGGGCTCATTGTAAATGGGATGTTCTTATTGTTGAGCATGAAATGTTAATTGCGACTGACGTATAATAATCGTTGATCCGATAAGGAGTTAGATATGGGTGTTATTACTACTAGCAATTTTGCTAAAGATTTGGTTCCAGGTGTAAAGACTTGGTTTGGGCAGAAGTACAAAGAGTATCCAATTGAATATCTGGATATCTTTGAGAAAGCAAATTCTCAGCGTGCTTTTGAAGAAGAGGCTGGAGTTACTGGCTTTGGTCTTGCGGCGATTAAAACAGAGGGCGCGGGCATTGCTTATGATGAGCAAGAGCAAGGTTTTGTTTCCAGATATGTTCATGTGACTTATGGACTGGGCTTTATCATTACTCGTGAGATGTATGAGGATGGTATTGCTGTAACGGTTGCGTTGCGACGTGCTAATGCTCTTGCTTTCTCTATCAGACAGACCAAGGAGATTGTCGGCGCGAATGTTCTTAACAGAGCGTTTAACTCAGCTTATACGATGGGTGCATCAAGTGATGGTAAAGAGCTTTGTGCTGATGATCATCCGAATAAGAGTGGTGGTGTTTGGCGTAATGAGCTTGCCACTCCCGCTGACTTGAGTGAAGCGGCCCTTGAGCAAGCATGTATTGATATTGCGGCGCTGAAGACTGATCGTGGTTTGACTATTGCGATTATGCCTCAGCAGTTGATTATTCCTTCTAGTCTTGAGTTCGATGCATTTCGTATTCTTGAGTCTATTGGACAATCCGGCACTGCCAATAACGATATTAATGCTATTAAGGCAAGTAAGAAGTTTCCTAAAGGAACTGCTGTTAACCATTATCTTACTGATGATGATGCGTGGTTCATTAAGACTAACTGTCCTGATGGCCTGAAGTATATGGAACGTCGTGCAGATGCCTTTGGTACCGAGAATGACTTCGATACTGAGAATGCCAAGTTTAAAGCAACTTTTCGTGGTAGCTTTGGTTGGTCTGATGCTCGTGGAATCTTCGGATCTCCTGGCGAGTGATAGTAAGTTTGCAGAACTAAACTGGCTGTTCATAAGTGAACGGTCAGTTTATTAATTATTACTGGCGAGGAAGCTAAAACAGTTTTCCTCGTTACTCTTATAAGGAGTGGTAAAATGGGAAAATATTCGTTTGGTTCGAAAAAGCCTACCTTTAATGATGTTCCAATGATACCTGCTTTTGCAAGTGTTACGACAACAGCTACGCCAGCTTCTGGATCGTGTGCTGTGCAGTTTGTTTTTAAAGATGCGTCTGGTGACGTGGTTACTGAGCCTATGGCAGGAATGCTGTATTTGAGTGAAGTGGCTACAGGGCTGACCCATGATTTGGCTGATACTACGTTGGCAGTGCTGACTAATGGTGCATTGACTAATATTGGTGGTGCTGGCCCAAGTCTGTTTACGACGACTGCGGCTGGTTTGCTTGGTATGACTATTACTGCCACTGCGGATGATTATTATGTTGTGTTTGTTAAGCCTGATGGATCGTTACTGATTTCTGATGTTTGTACGGTTAGTGCTTAAAAAGAAGTTACTTAAAAAGCCTCATGAGGGTTGCTTGTGAGGCTTTTTTATCTTATTATGGGATTTTCTAATGGCTTATTATGTTGGCGACTATAAAGTTATTTGTGATCGGTGTGGCTTTGAACGGCTAGCATCTGAATGCAAGATGACTTGGGATAATCTGTTTGTTTGTATAGATACTTGTTGGGAGCCTAAGCATCCGCAGTATACTGATCCTAAGCCGAAAGGTGAGAAGCAGAAAGTTCCTGTGCATCGGCCTGAGCCTGAAGAAGTGTTTGTTGATCCGAATGTTCCGATAACTGGAGATGATTTATAATGCCTACTTTTAAAGAAATTACAGATAGAGCGATCCTTTTAGTTAGTGATTCAGGTTTAGATGATACTATTCCAGTGGAATGTTATCGAGTTTAGGAAGTATTGTTACTCCGCCGTTGCCTGAGCTGTTTACGATTGGTACGGTAGATACTGATGTGACGAATGCTTATGTTGATATGCCGAATGACTTTCAAAGGACGCTGCAGTTTGCTGTGAAGGCAAATGGATCTGAAGTTGATATTGCTAATTCGTTCATTGAGTTTACTGAGACAAATCCAGCGCTAGATAAGGCTGGTGCGATTAGTGAAGTGATTGAGCATGGCATGAAGTTATATTATTTGAATGTGCCGACGGTAAGTGAAGAAGTAACGTTGCATTATTATCGTTATCCTGTTGATATGGTTGCGGATGATGATTTGCCTGATGGGATTCCGATGCATTTGCAGATGAGCTTGTTGGTGAATTTTGCGTGTTGGAAAGCATATGAGTTTATTGAAGATGGGATTGAAGGAGAGACTCCGAATACAGATAAGTTTCGTGAGTTTTTCTTTGCAGCTTTGAAAACGCTTGAATTAAGTTTGCCTGATGATGTTCGTGGTTTGGAATTACGATAAATAAAATTATATTATTAAACGATTAACAAGAATACAACAAGGATAATATTATGTCAGAATACATTGCAGCAAATACAGCAGCATCTAACGGCGCTGATTTTACAGTTTCTACTTCAGTTGGCGTCTCATGTTATGGAATGATCGGCTCTGAGGTTGTTGGTAAAGTTGAGATAAAAAATAGTGATGGTACGTATAAGACGCTTACCTCACGAATTAATCCTAATCAAACTCCAGTTGATGTAGTCCTTTCTGGTAATCATTTAGAAGATTTTACTATTGTTAAGCCAGGGACGTATCGAATTATAAAGCTGGTAACTAAAGGCTTAGTAGGTATTGATACAGAGGCCGCATAAGATGATTAATATAAATCAGCCTATTTATGAGGCTATCGCACAGCCAATAGTTTTAGGTGATGGCTTTGCTCATGTGGTTCTGCTTATTGCGTTACCACCATCTTTTGCAGACGACCCCACAAACCCCTCCTCCCTGCTAGTATTCC